GTAAGTGTGATCGGCAATGTGCTTGAAGATACAAAAGGAAACCGTCTGGAATCCCATACGGTTAGCGAGTCCGGATGGATTCCGGTGACAGAGAGATTGCCGGAAAATGGTGATTATGTGCTGATGTCGTTTGAAAAATTCCCCCTTGCGTCTACTGGGTATTATGTAGGAAATAAAGAAACAGGCGGTAACTGGTATTTAGCTAATTGGATTGATGAATATACCTGTCTGGCAAATGACCTGTTCGTCAATGCCTGGATGCCGCTGCCAGAACCATACAGGGAGGATGAGTAGAATGATGGCCTGGAGATCTCCGGAAGTATGGTGGCTGTGGAAGATATTGCGGGAGGTGAAATGGGATGAATTACGACAGAACGTGTAACACATGCAGATACCACGATAAGGGAATATGTTATTGCCCGAAGAGTGAAGAGTTCAGAGATGTTACAGTGAACACATACTGCTGTGGACAATACGAAAGAAGCTGGAAAAAAGCCATGGTTGAGGCGTTCATGAAAGGGGCGAGAAGATAAAGGATGAAAGCAGCTGAGAAGAACGCCAAACGGCGGGCACATTATAACCATCTGGAGCGTGCAGTGGATGCTGAGGCGGCTAAACGGTTCCAGGAGCAGACGGTTTTATGAACATACCGGACGGAATCGAAGAAGAGCTTCCGTTCGATTAGGAGACAACGATGGAAGACAGATGCGTGATGTGTGGCGAAATCATACCGGAGGGAAGAATGGTGTGTCCGGTATGCGAAGAAAGAGTATTGACCAGAAAAGGAGAACAGACAATGAAAGCAAGAACAATCAGAGAAACAGAGTACACATGGGAGCAGATCGAGGAGATCCTGGCAGCAGGTAAGGCAAGAGAAACATTCGGAGAAGATGGACAGATCACAGTCCAGGTCGAAGGAATTGGAACGGCCCTGTTGAATATCCTGGACTACGACAAAGACAAGGCTGCGGATCCAGACATGCGAACGATGACATTACAGTTCGCAGATCTTCCGTTCGATGAAATGCCATTCGATGAAAACGGCTGTAACAAATGGGAGAAGTCCAGCATTCGCAGAAACATGAACAGCATCGCCTTCAAGGAGAGATTCGAGGAAGGGTTCAGAAGACTCCTGGTTCCTGTACTGAAGGAGAACGGAGACAGAGAGGCAACACTGGACACGTTCTTCCTTCTGTCCGTGGAAGAAATGAAGGACAAAGAAAAGAAGTATCAGCGGTTCAGATCAGAATGCGACCGTGTGAAAGTCAATCCGGAGCAGGAGACAGAGGGGCACTGGACAAGATCTGCGTGCAGAGGCAACGCGTACTTTACGTGGAATGTGTACGCGTCCGGCAACGTCAATAACGGCTACACCGCAGTGTACAGCTTTCGCTTCGCCCCGGCTTGCGTCATCGGAGCGAAAGCAATCAAATAATCAGTGCCCGCCACGCAGGGCACAGGAGATCGAAAGGGGCGGGAAGATGAGCGATGAAAGCAGCAGAAAAAAATGTAAAACGTAAAGCACATTATGATCATCTGGAGCAGAGTGTTGATGCTGATGCAGCCAGAAGATTCCATGAACCAGCCGCAGTAAAGAGCAAGATGACAAAACTGGCATCAGTCAAAATTATAGAACATTACATAGAACACACCGATGATGAAGACGGTGAAATCCTGGAAATAATAGCAAGGAAATGCATGAGGGGAGGCGATGCCGGTGGAGATGACAAGGGCAAAACTTGACGGGTATCGGAAACTGGTGCAGGAGATTCCGATACTGGAGTGCGAGCTTAGGGAGCTGCGGCTGACAGATAAAGGCATGGGGAACAGTGTGATCATTAACGGAAAGAATGGATCGAAGAAACCGGAAAGTGTTGTGGGGTTTGATCATGAGCGATACAATCGGCGGAAAGAATCTTTGCAGCGGAAGAAAGAGGAAGCCAGAGCAATCCGTGAATGGATCGAGGCAATAGAGGACGGACAGACAAGATGTGTGTTCCGGATGTTCTACGTGGATGGGATGACCTGGGAGCGGATCGCAAGCAAGACCGGACACAGCAAAAGCCCGGATTATCCGCGGCTGATGATAAGGGATGCATACCTGAAAAAAATGAAGATAAAATAAAAAAAGTTCGTTTTATTCGGATTATTCGTTTTATAATACAATGGAAGCCAAAGGCAGAGTTGCCGCTGCTGAATAATCATATTAATTCCTTTTCATTTTACTAAGCACTTGCATGCAGATGCAGGTGCTTATTCACGTTCGGGGTGGCGTATATGGAGAAAGAGATGCAGGACTGGATCACGCAGCTGATCCGGGAAAATAATGTACACAAGTTCTATGCATCACCGGTCTGGCGAAAGAAACAGGCACAGATACTGCGTGAAAACCATTATGAGTGCGAAAGGTGTAAAAGGAAAGGGCTTGTCGTAAGGGCGAGAACCGTGCACCATAAGAAGTATCTGCGGGAACATCCGGAGCTGGCACTGGAGGATGAGAACCTGGAACCGATCTGTGAACGGTGCCATTATGAGGAGCATCATAAGAAACGCAGGTTTATCAATGAGGAGCGATGGTAGAAAGAGCGGTGGAAGGGCATCCCCCCGGCCGAAAAAAATGAAAAAACTCTGGGGAACCGGTGACCGGGGAGGGGGCTCGTATCCGGAGAAATTTTGAAAAAACTGAAAAAGTTGGGTGGTGAAGGCAAAATGGCAAGGAAAAAGAGCGAGGCGGCACAGAGACGAAAAACGCTGGAAAGCCTGAAAAATGCACTGGTTTCGAATAAGCTGTCTGAAAAATTTTTACAGGATAAGGTAGATGAATATATGTCATTTTACGATGATTTATCGTGGATTAATGAGACACTTATTGCACTGAAATCGTCCGGAAACTGTTCCCTAAAGGTATACACGGATGCCACAGCCGAAAAACGCCGGATCTCATCCGAGATGCGTAACATCTTACGCTTCCTGGGATTGAAGCCACAGGATGTGAACCTGACGGGCGGTGAGGACGATGAGGAGCTATAGCCCATATATTGACCCTTATCTGCGTAAGATCAAAAACAATGAGGTTCTGCATTGCCAGGAACAGGAGCTTATGATCGACAATCTTGTAATCCCTGTGCTGGAACGTGAAGATGTCATTATCGATAACGAAAAAATAGAAAAAGGATTATCCCTGCAGAAGTACTTCCCATATCGTCTGATCGAATGGGAGGTTTTTTTGTTTGCCCTGATCGTCGGAGTGTATTTTACAGACGGCGATATCGTTTTCAATGAAATCCGCGTAATGGTAGGACGCGGAAGCGGGAAGAATGGTTTTATTTCTTTCCTGTGCTTTTACTTCCTATCGCCGTATCACGGGATACGCGGTTATAACATTGACTTGATGGCAAATGCAGAGGACCAGGCGAAAACGTCATTCAAGGATGTCTACGAGGTGATCACAGATCCGGTGGAAGCAAAGTATAAAACCGTCCTGAAGAAGAATTATCATGCAACCAGGGAACTGATCACAGGAAAGGATACAAAGTCAGAACTGCGTTACAACACTTCTTCGAAGCGTGGCAAGGACAGTAAACGTACCGGCTGTATCATTTTCGATGAGAAACACGAGTACACGGATGTGCAGAACATGAACACGCTGAAATCCGGACTTGGAAAAGTCTGGCACGGCCGTATCATCACAATCACAACGGATGGGCACATCAGGGGAGCGGTACTGGATCAGGAGAAGGAACAGAACAGGGCAATCCTGAAAGAATATAATCCGCTGAACCGTACACTGGTATTCTGGTGCCGTATCGAGAAAGAAGAGGAATGGAATCAGATTGATAAGCTGGTCAAGGCAATCCCGAGTCTGAATGATTTCCAAAGCCTTCGGACTACGATACAGAAGGAAATCATTGATATGCCGTACAACATGGATTATTACCCAGAGTATATGGCAAAGCGGTGCAACTATCCGATCGGCAATAAAGAGGTGGAAGTTGCCACATGGGAAGACATCAAGGCAGCCACAAGCCAGGAAATACCGGATCTGACAGGAAGGAACTGTGTCGGAGGCGTGGATTATGCAAAGACGAACGACTTTGTGGTTTGTGGTCTGACATTCCACGTAAAGGGAAAGGTGTATTACATTCAGCATACCTTTATCTGCCGAAGCTCCCGTGATCTTCCGGGCATTAAGGCACCGCTTCAGGAGTGGTGTGAAAAAGGAGACGCAGAGATGGTGGACGATGTGGAGATTCCGCCGCATCGGGTGACCGGATGGTTTGAGAAAATGGGACAGACATATAACATCCTGAAGATTGCGATCGATAACTTCCGTTACTCACTGCTCAATTCCGAGTTTAAGAAGATTGGGTTTGATGCGTTTGAACGGAAGAATATCCTGCTGGTACGGCCGAGCCATATCATGCAGGCAGCACCGATCATCAATTCTTTGTTTATCAACCATAACATCGTGTTTGGAGATACGCCGATCATGCGGTGGTATACCAACAACACAAAAAAGCAGATGGACAGCAAGGGCAACATCACCTATGGGAAAATCGAGCCGAATTACCGGAAGACGGATGGCTTTATGGCATTTGTCAACACGATCGTGATCCTGGATGAAATACCGGAAGAAATGGACTATAAAGAGATTGACTTTGGCGTATATACCTATTGAGAGGAGGTGGGAAGATGGGGTTCTGGAGTTGGCTGAAAGGTAAAACACTTGGCGGGAAAAGCGTTGAAGTTTCTATGGAAACGCTTCAGAAATACGTGGATCAGGAGAAGATGGCGAAGCTTGTCATGGAAGAGTTTACGATCCATGCGGCGATCAATCTGATCGCAAACTGTATTTCAAAGTGTGAATTTAAGACCTATTCCGGTGGAAAAGAAAACAGTGGGGAAGAATATTATGCATGGAACTTTGAACCGAATCTGAACCAGAATGCAAGCCAGTTCCTGCAGGAACTGGTGGCGAAGCTGTTATATAACAACGAATGTCTGGTGATAGAGTCTAAAGGGCAGCTTATGATTGCAGAAGGGTTTGTGAAAGAAGAATATGCATTAAAAGAAACCGTATTCAGCCATGTGTACCGGAAAGGCATGACGTTTGATCGGACGTTCCGAATGTCTGAAGTGTTGTATTTCCGTCTGAGCAACAAAAATATCCGAAGTCTTCTGTCAAATCTGTGTGCAGGATATGATGAACTGTTGAATGAAGCAGTGGATAAATACGAAAAAGCAGGCGGAGAGAAAGGAACATTGAAGATCGATGCGATCGCAAGCGGTAAAAAGTATGGAGAACGGACCTTTGAAGAAGTCTTTGAAGACCTGATGAACAACCGTTTTAAGATATTTTTCAACAGCAGGAGTGCAGTTCTTCCGTTGTTTGACGGGTTTAATTATACAAAACAGGCAGCAGAACAGAGTAAAAAATCTACTTCGGAGGTTAAAGATATCACAGATATTCTTGATGAGATTGTAGAAACGGTAGCACGGGCGTTTTCCATACCGGTGTCCCTGCTGAAAGGCGATGTGTCGGATGTGGAGAAGATCACAAGGAACTTTCTTACGTTCTGTATCGATCCGCTGTGCGAGATGATACAGAAAGAGATCAACCGGAAACGGTACGGCAGGAAGGAGATCCAAAAAGGGAACTATCTGAAGATTGACACTACGGCCGTTATGCATATTGATGTCTTTGACATTGCCGAGAAGATTGACAAGCTGATCGCAAGCGGTATGTACTGCGTTGATGAACTGCGTCAGAAACTTGGTGATGCAGAACTGGGAACGGAGGAAAGCCAGATGCACTTTATTACGAAAAATTATACGGAATTATCCGAGGTTTCGGATGTGAAAGGGGGTGACACAGGGTGAGAAAGAAGACAAAGTACCGTTTTGAACAGATGGCGGGGCAGGGAGTGGTCAAGCTCTATATTTACGATGATGTGACGGCTTATGGAAATTTCAACTGGGAGACCTGGGAATATGATGACAGCGAAACCAGTGCCAATTATTTCCGGGAGCAGCTGGCGGCGATTCCGGAAACGTCTACGATTGAGCTTCATGTCAACAGCAATGGCGGAAGTGTGAAAGAAGGGATTGCGATCTACAATCTGCTGAAACAGCACAACGCAGAAAAGGTCTGCTATGTGGATGGATTTGCGTATTCAATCGCAAGCGTTATCTGCATGGCATGTGACAAGATCGTTATGGGGCTTGGCACATCGATGCTGATCCACAATATGGCGATGTCCGTATACGGCGATGCACAGACACTGCGGAAATGTGCAGATGATCTGGACGTTCTGATGGAATCAAACCGCAAGATCTACATGGAACGAGCCAAGAACCTGACAGAAGAACAGCTGACCGAGATGATGGACAATGAAACATTCCTGACACCGCAGCAGTGCCTGGAATATGGTTTCTGTGATGAGATCGCAGAGTATCAGGCAGACCAGAATAAATTAAACCAGCAGGCAGCAGAAGAAATCCGGCACCTGCGGCAGGAGCTGTCGGCGATGAAAAGCTTCCGTGAGGAGATGAAACAGTTTTCGCCGGCGAAAAAGAAAGAGCCATTTCCGGGAAATCCAGAAGGAACACCGGGAACAGAACAGGGCAAAGAACAGAAAGTACTCAAAATGCTGAGTGCTTTTTTTGATGCATTTAACAAGGAGGAATAGGATGAAAAACAAAGATCTGTTGAAAGAAGAAAACAAAGAACTGATGCAGGCACTTTCCCAGGCACTGAAGGAAGATGATGAGGATGCGATGGCAGAAGCCTTTGCGGTGTTTGCGACAGGTGTACAGGAACGTATCATGGAAGAATACGGAGACCTGCGTCAGAGCAAAGATGCTACGATCCTTGCATCCCGAGGCATCCGACAGCTGACAGGGGAAGAGAAAACATTTTACCAGGCATGGATTGATGCGGCAAAATCTGCAAATCCAAAGCAAGCATTGATCGACATTAACAAAGCAATGCCGGAAACGATTATTGATGAAGTGATCGATGATATGCGTGAATCCCATGAACTGCTGTCAGAGATTGACTTTATCAACTGCCAGGGAGCAGTGAAGATGATCATCAATGCAGACAATATCGACCTCGCAACCTGGGGAGCGTTAAATTCTGCGATCAGCACAGAACTTGCAGGAAAGATTGACCTGCTGAACATGACACTGGCAAAGCTGACCGCATTTATCCCGGTGCCGAAAGATATGTTCGTCCGTGGACTTGGACCGGAGTGGCTGGATAATTATGTGAGGATCATTCTTTCAGAAGCAGCTTCAGCCGGTCTGGAAAAAGGCATCCTGAAAGGGACAGGAAAAGACCAGCCGATCGGCATGTGCAAAAACCTGGACGGTGCGGTGACGCAGGGCGTGTACGCAGATAAAGCAAAAGTGTCATTGAAAACGCTGGAACCGAAAGAATATTGTGCAGCGGTAGCACCGCTGGCAAAGAAGCCGGACAGCGTTGGCGGTTACCGTACCGTTCCGGAAGTCATGCTGGTGGTCAATCCGGTAGATTACATCCAGCGTGTGGTTCCGTCTTCTACAGTACGTGCCACAGACGGAACCTATAAGAACAACATCTTCCCATATCCGACCAAAGTAGTACAGTCTGCCGCACTGGATGAAGGGGAAGCCATTATGGGTATTGCCAAAAAGTATTTTATGGGTGTTGCAGCAGGTGATTCCGGCATGATCGAGTATTCTGACGAATACCAGTTCCTGGAAGATAACCGTGTATACATCACAAAACTTTACGGAATGGGCCGTCCGAAAGATAACAATGCATTCCAGTATATGGATGTATCGAACCTGCAGCCGGCACCGATGAAAGTGGAGATCACAAACACGGTGGACAATCCGGTGAACACAAAGGCGAAAGCGTAATTTATGAAGGTCGAGAAAATGTTGCAGGATACCAGGAATTATCTTGATATCACGTATGAAGACAATGATACCGATGAAAAGCTCCTTGGCATTATCAGGCGTGGTGCAGACTATCTGGACAGGGTGGCCGGAACGCCGCAGGATTACGATACAGATTCTGCGGTAAAATCCCTGCTCCTGGACTACTGCAGGTATGCAAGGAATAATGCACTGGAGCTGTTTGAACAGAATTTCAGATCGGAATTGATCATGCTGAGAATCGGGGTGCAGACAGGTGAGTATGCAGAACGACAAGAGTGATTTCCAGACCTATAATGACGGAATCTGCCATTTTCATGAAATAGATGAAGATGGCAGACCAGAAAAAGAAGTGGAGCGACTCCGTTATCAGGAACGCACGGTCGGTGTCAGGCGGTATTATGAAGCAATGACGGCAAAAATGCAGATTGACCGCCTGATCCGTGTACCATTCCGGGAAGATATCACCACAGGACATTATGCCGTTATAGCAGGGCAGACGTATAAGATCCGGCAGGTGCAGACAATCGCAGATTGCAGACCGAAGTCTATGGATATATCCCTGCAGAAGATCCGGCAGAGAGGAAGATGATATGGCACAGTTTGAGTTACATGGCTTTGATGACCTTATGATGCAGCTTGACCGGCTTGGAAGGACGGATGAGGTCGCACCAAAAATGCTGGAAGAAGCGGTGCCGATCCTTCAGGAGGAAGTTGTCAGCCAGGCAGAAAAGCACAGAGATACCGGTGAGATGGCAGCGTCCATTAAACCAACAAAAGTAACGAAAAGTGCAGATGGTTATCGTGTGGTTGTCCGGCCGACCGGGAAAGCATCCGGAAGAAACGTTCGGAATATGGAAAAGCTGGTGTACCTGGAATATGGTGTCCGGGGAAGACCGGCGACTCCGGTTCTGACAACCGCTGTGTTAAATGCAAGACCGGATGTGATTCGGAAAATGCAGGAAGTATTTACGAGGGAGATGAGCCTGTGAAGTCAGATGAGCTGTTAAAGAAAACCCTGGAGCAGACCGGACTTCCGGCAAAGTACCAGGAATACCGGGGAACCAAAGAAGCGTACCTGGTGTACAACGAAGAGGATGAACGCAGCATCGCCCATGCAGATGACAGGCCGCAGGCGGTGTCAATCTGGTGGCAGGTTCATCTGTTCGCCCCGGAAGGTTATGATTTCCGGGGTATGAAGAGAAGACTGCGTGCCCTGCTCCTGGAAGCAGGTTTTGCAGTGCGTGACGCAGTGACATTATTTGAAAAAGAAACAGGAAGTATACACGTGATCTTATCGTGTAATATGACAGAAGACATGGAGGATGAAACATGGCAAAAATTGGATTAAAATATCTGGTAGCAGCAAAACTGAATGAAGACGGAACTACATACGCAAAAGGATTTGTAGTTGCGAAGGCGATCAAAGCGAATATCACTGCAAACAGCAATGATGTAAAGTTATATGCGGATGATGGAGTATCCGAATCCGATAAAAGCTTTAAGGATGGCAATATTTCCCTGAACGTGGATGACCTGACACAAAAAGTATATGCGGATCTGCTTGGCCATGAGTATAAAGCAGCAAACAGCGAGGGAAGCGAGCCGGAGACCGTTGTTGCATCGGCGGATGATATTGCACCGTATCATGGTGTCGGATTCTATGGACGTGTCAGACGGAACAACAAAGACTCATTCCTTGCAAAATGGCTGAAAAAAACACAGTTTTCTGAGCCGAACGATGAAACAGATACCAAAGGAGAGACGGTGACGTTCCAGACACCGACCATTGAAGGAACGGTATTTCAGATGAGTGACGGAAGCTGGAAGGAACAGGCAGAGTTTACGGACGAAGCCAAAGCGGTAGAATGGCTGAACAAAAAAGCCGGAATCGGGGCATGACATGAGTGATATGAATCCAAAAGGGGAATTGCTGGTATTCGGGGGAGAAACAAGGTATCTTCTCCTGAGTATCAATGCGATTGCGGAAATCCAGGATCATTATGATATGACACTGGATGAAGTAGTAGGAATGCTGACAGATAAGCGTGAGGCGGCAAAAGTACTGCGTACGGTAGTCACGATCCTGTTAAATGATGAGGCAGACCGGAAGAAAAGGGAAGGCTATGAACTGAAACATTATACGGAGCAGGAAGTCGGGTGGCTGATCACACAGGAAAATGTCTCGGAAGTACTGCTTACCGTACTCAGGGCATATGGGCTTTCACTTCCGGAGCCGGATGAATTCGAATCCCCAAACGTGACGAGCGGGCAGACAGGATAAATGTCGCCCGCATTTTATATATCGGATGCAAGTTGCTGAATTTTTCCCAACAGGAAGTGTTTGACATGACGCTTCGCAAGTTTTTCCTGATCTACAACGAATATCTGGAAGCGAACGGTTTAAAGGAGCAGGAACTGACCGTGGACCAGGTTTTCTGAGTGAAAACCTGGCCGGTCCTTTCGATACCGCTCGACTTTTGTATATATGAAATCGTATAATCTATATAAAAGTAAGGAGATATCCGACACAGGAGAAAAGGAAGGGGAATGTAATATGGATCTTGATATTGGAAGACTGGTTCTGGCAGCAGCTATCATTTTTTTGCCGATGTACTTCTTTCAGAAACTGGCAGACTGGAACACGGTAAATCAGAAGATCGACCATCCGGATATGGATGAACAGAAGTTAAAACAGATCGGCACAGAGAACCGGCTGGTTGGCTTTGTGGTGGCAATGATTGTATCCGGGATAGCACTTTTGGTTTCTATGGGATTTATGTTTCTGCTGGTTATGGTCGCTTTGTATATTGTCCTGATCTTCCCATTATTTAGAATTATGAGAAGAAAAAGGAAATAAGAATCAAATATAT